TAGCTAGCTTTGTTGCAAATTATTTTATGATGCAGAAACAAGTTTATGATACTTGTAGAAACGCTAGATACATTTCACCCTTTGAAAATATTATAGGTTACTACGAAGGTAAAGACGAACAGATACCAGAAACTTACAGTCAGTATTCTAATATAGCTATGGAAACTTTAATGCTTAAATGCCAACCTAAAATGGAAGAAGTAACAGGGTTAAAATTATATCCAGCATATACTTATGCAAGAATCTATAAAAAAGGTGATGAATTAAAAAGACATAAAGACAGATTTAGTTGTGAGATATCTACTACTATGAATTTAGGTGGTGATGATTGGCCAATATATTTAAGCCCAAATGAAAACGTAGGTATACCAAATGGTAAGGATATTACTCGAGCAAGTAAAGCCAAAGGTGTTAAAGTAGATTTGAAACCAGGAGATATGTTGGTTTATTCTGGATGTGAATTAGAACATTGGAGAAATAAATTTAAAGGTAAAGAATGTGTACAAGTTTTTTTACATTATAATAATCGTAAAACACCAGGTGCAAAGGACAATATGTTTGATAAAAGACCTCATCTAGGTCTTCCTTCATGGTTTAAGCGATGATATAATTCTTAGATGGAGGCAGGGCACCACCACATACCCCCTGTCTCCTTTTAAGGATATATTATATGTTAGGTATTACAGCTTTATCACAGTCCCCGATAGCTTCTTTAGGAGGAACTAATGCTAGTGTAGCCGTTACAGGTTTACAGCTAACTAGTTCTATTGGTGCTTCAACTGTAGTAGCAAATGCAAATGTAAATGTCACAGGATCTCAATTAACGGGATCAGTAGGCAGTACAAGTAATGATGTAATTACAGAAGTACCAGTAACTGGATCTCAGTTAACAATGTCTATGGGAGAAGAATCTCTTGTAGGTAATGCAACAATATCGGTTACAGGATCTCAATTAGGTTTATCTCTTGGTACTTACTCTGTAAGTGCTGGTGGTAGTGTAAGTATTATTGTTACTGAGCATGATTTAACAATGACAGCTGGTGCAATACCAACTGTTACAGGAGATGCAAATGTAAGTGTAACTGGTGTTCAAGGAACATTATCACTTGGAGAAGAACAAGTTGAATTAATTAATGAAGTAAACTTAACAGGAATTTCTGCAGCGACTTCTGTTGGGTCTGTAGTAGCTGTCCCTGGAGTGGACGTTTTAGTTACAGGGATACAAATGACATTTAGTATAAACAGCCCATTAGTAACAGCATGGTCTAATGTAGATCCAGATGTAACTAACACCTGGACTGAAGTAAATAAAGGAGTTTCTAACACTTGGACAGAAGTTGATAAGGCAGCTTAAAAAGTGTATAATACAAAATTATGGCATCAACATTTTCGTCAGATCTTAAACTAGAACTTATGGCTACCGGTGAGAATGCCGGTACTTGGGGAACTAAAACAAATACAAATCTAGAACTTGTTCAACAAGCAATAGCAGGTTTTGAATCTATAACTTTATCAAGCGGTTCTACTACAGCCTTAGTGATGAGTAATGCATCTATTTCTACTGCAAGAAATATGGTAATTAAATTTGCAACAATTACATTATCAGGAGCAACCACAGTAACAATACCAGACTCTATAGAAAAATTTTATATATTCGATTGCAGATTAATTACTAATCCAACAAACCTTACGATTAAAACTGCATCGGGAACTGGATTTACAACAGATGCTTCAAAAATTTATGCAGCATATGCTGATGGTACAAACTTAAATGAGGTATCACTAGATACATTAGGTGGTACAATAGGTACAACTTCAATTGCTGATGATGCAGTTAACAACGATAAAATTGCTGATGATGCAATTCAAAGCGCACAACTAGCAGATAATGCAGTTTTGACCGTCAACATTTCTAATGCAAATGTAAGCACAGCTAAGATTGCAGATAATGCAGTGACTGCCGATAAATTACAAAGAAAATTTACAATAAGTACATCTTCCCCATCAGGAGGTAGTGATGGAGACATTTGGTTTAAATATTCAACATAGGAGTTTAGATGGCTAATACCTATGCTAAAGTTTCAGGAACATTCGAAGAAATAGATAACGCATACGGAAAAGTATCAGGTACTTGGCAAGAAGCAGATGAAATCTATGGTAAAGTTTCTGGAGTTTGGAAACTAGTCTTTGCAGCATTCACTCCAGGTTCTATTCAAGAATTAAATTCTGGCTCTGGAACTTTTGCAGTTCCTCAAGGTGCTAACGCAATTCATATACAATCTAGTGTTGGTGGTGGTGGAGGTGGAGTTACAGGAGCTGATTATGATAAAGCTGGTGGTGAATCTGCAGGAGCAGGAGGTGGTTCGGGTGCTTTTATATCAGATAAAATATTTTCTGTAACTGCAGGTGAAACATTAACTTATGCTGTAGGTTCTTCAGGTAATCCAGGTAACAGTGGATCAACTTTTACTGGTGGAGGGGGAGGTTCAAGTGGAGGAAGCACAACATTATCAGGTTCAACAGCAGGAGCAATATTTACATTATCTGGAGGAGGAGCAGCATCTTATTCAGGTGGAGGAGTTAAAGGACCTCTAAGATCTAATACTGCAGGGGCTGCAGGTTCAGCTACTATTAATGGTACTGCAATTACGTCTGGAACTTTTAGAGATTCTGACGGCACTACAAAAAATGTAACAACACTAACAAGTGGTCCCGTTGGGTCTTTTAATCAATCGGGTAACGGTCTTGTGGGTTCTAATAATGGCAACTGTGGTGGAGATAACTGTAGAATTGGTGGGTCTCAAGGTGCTGATTCTTATGGAGCAGGTGGTATTAATGGTGGTGCTGGAGGATCTTCCTCTGGTGCAGGTACAAATGGAAGTGCAGGTGTAAGAGGATCTGGTGGTGGAGGTGGAGCTGCTCAGGTTAATGGAGGAAATACAGATGGTGCTGCTGGTGGTAATGGAGAAATATTTTATAGATTTTTAAGAGTGCAATAATTGTTTTTAAAACCACAAAAAATAATATTTAATTCAATACTTCACAGATATAAGTTACAAGATATAAAACCTAATCAATCTAATAATAATCAAAAACTTATAGATCAACTAGAAATTGATATAAAACTTAATGGTTTGTTATGCCCATTGGTTGTTAATAATGGTGTTTTGATAGATGGTCACCATAGATACGAAGCTATTAAAGATTTTTGTACAGAAACACTTGTTTATGTGGTAAAGGATAATGATATGGAAAAATTATTATCTAAACTAAATAGTTATATTTGGTTTGATTACCAAGGTAAACTTGATGGAGACAGCTAGAATATTAGGATCCATTATAGGTATATCAAAATTAAATAATTTTGAAAAAATAAATAAAGAACTAATACCTGTAATTGAAAAAGATATTTGTCCTCCAGAGTATAGGAATAGATACTATGAGTCACATCAAACAGGTTTTTCTTTTACTTCTGATAAAGCAGGACAATTAGATTCTTTTGAATCTTTATATGGTGATCAATTACAATTAAATAAAAAATTTGATCTTTTTTTTAATGAGCTTAAAACAAACTTAAATATATTTTTAAAAAATTTAAAGTATAAAAATGTTGATTATTTTATAACAAAATCATGGGTAGCATACACAGATAAAGGTGACCATATATCGGCTCACGATCATGGAGCTAGCCATTTTAGTTTTGTTTACTATGTACTTAAAAATAAAAATCATTCTTCTCTTACATTTTATGAGCCAACTCAAAGATTCTATATGCCAGAAGCAACAGAATGGAATGATCAAAATCATCAAAACTTAATAATAAATAACGAGCCTGGTCAATTAATTATATTTCCTAGTTCACTTAAACATGGAACACAAAAAACAGAAGAAAAGTCACCACGTATATCAATAAGTGGAGATATTATTATGACATCTCAAAAAAACAAAGTGAGTGAGATTTTAATACCTAACCCTGCTACTTGGATGAAGCTCTAAAATGATGTAAAATGGCTTATGCCTTTAACAAACGTAACTATTCGACCAGGAATAAATAAAGCAGATACTCCTTCAGGAGCAGAAGGTCAATGGATAGACGGTGACTTTGTAAGATTTAGATATGGTCAACCAGAAAAAATTGGTGGCTTCACAGCTATTGGTCAAGAAACTATCGCAGGACCAACACGTGCTCAACATACTTGGACAGATTTAGAAGGAAATAAATATGCTGCACTTGGCACTTCTAAAGCTTTGTATATTTATTTTGAAGATAAATTTTATGATGTAACTCCTTTAGAGACAGCTATAACAGGTGCAACTTTTACATCTACAAATGGATCAGATATTGTAACAGTAAATAAATCAAGTCACGTTCTTGAAGTTGGAGATTATATTACATTTACATCCGTAACAGTACCAGGACAAGCTACTACGCTTAATGGAAGTATAAATAATTCTGTTACCACAATTACGCTGACAAGTTCTACAGGTTTTTCTGCAGCAGGTACTGTAAGAATTGGCGATGAATTAATTACATATACAGGAAAGTCTTCAAACGATTTAACAGGATGTACTAGAGGTACAAATAGCACTACTGCATCATCTCATTCAAGTGGTGCAGCTGTTAGAGAAGCAACTGTCACAAGATATAACACTACAGATTTTACTGGTTTTACTTTTGAAGTATTATCTACAGCTACTAATTCGTTTACTATTAAAATGGCTACAACTGAAACAGGAACAGGAATGTCTTCTGCAGGGGGAGCTTCAATAAATCCTTATGAAGAAATAGGTCCAACAATTCAAACATATGGTTATGGTTGGGGTACAGGCACATGGAGTAGGGGGACTTGGGGATCAGCTACAACAAGTTCTTCAGTTATACTTGATCCTGGTACATGGTCTTTAGATAATTTTGGACAACAATTAATAGCAACAGTAAAAGACGGTAAAACATTTGTTTGGAATCCAGGTGTTTCAAATCCATTGGAACAAAGAGCAGTAATAATGACAGGTGCTCCGACAGCATCAAGGTTAACAATAACTTCAGATAGGGATAGACACGTTGTTCATTTTGGAACTGAAACAACTATTGGGGATTCTACCACACAAGATCCTATGTTTATTAGATTTAGTGATCAAGAAAACTTTAGCGTTTATCAGCCTACCTCTGTAAATACTGCAGGTACATTTAGACTTGATACAGGTAATAAAATTGTAGCAGCAGTATCTGGTAAAGATTATAATTTGATTTTAACAGACCAAGCAGCATACACTATGCAGTTTGTAGGACCACCATTCACTTTCTCCATTAGACAAGTGGGTTCAAACTGTGGATGTATTGGTCAGCACGCAACTGTATATGCAGATGGTAAAGTATTTTGGATGGGAGCTGGCGGTGGTTTTTTTGTATTCGATGGTACCGTTAAATTACTTCCTTCACTTGTTGAAGATTTTGTATTCACGACCACCGGATCAAATATAGGAATAAACTATTCATCTAATGAAATTATATATGGGTCACATAATTCATTATTTAACGAAATAATTTGGTTCTATCCAGCAGGTACTCCTTCAGGTAATCCTGCTGTACAAAACAATAGAGCTGTTGTTTATAATTATGTAGAAAACATATGGTCAGTAATGTCTCTTGCACGAAGTTCTTATGCTGATGCAAGCACATATGATGTACCTTACGCAACAGAATATGACTCAAGTGCTACGCCAACAATTTCAAATTTAAACGGTGCAACAAATACTTTTGGTTCTTCTACCTATTATGGTCATGAAATAGGTACGAATGAAATAGCTTTAAACGGAACTGAGACAGCAATACCTGCATTTATACAATCAGGTGATTTTGATTTACCTACAGAAGGAGATGGTCAATTTATGTTACGAGTCAGTAGGTTTTTACCTGATTTTAAAAATTTACAAGGTAATGCAATAGTGACAATATTTTTAAAAAATTTTCCTATTGATTCTGGAACTTCTTCACAATTAGGACCTTTTACTATAAACTCATCTACAAGTAAAATTGATACAAGAGCTAGAGGAAGATTGGCAAATTTAAAAATACAAAACACAGCAGTTGATGAAACATGGAGATTTGGAACTTTTAGAGCTGATGTAAACCCAGATGGTAGAAGATAATGGAACCCGATTTATTAGTACCAGGCGAACAATTACAACCTCAAGGTATAGCCCCTTTAGTAGATGAAGGTATGAATTTACCAGACTTTAAAACAATAGGTGGAAACGTACTTAAAAATATTGCTTTAAATAAAATTGGTGAAAAAATTGGATTAGAAACTTTAGGATCAACTATGTTGGGAACTTCAATAAATCCTTTAATTGGTATTTCTGCCTTAACTGGCAGGTCTGGTTTAATATCTAATTATTTACAAAACAAAAGAATGCAAAAACAAATAATATCAGATCAACGTAGAAATGAAATTAAACAAATTCAACAAAGATTAGATAATCAAGGTTCTTCTACAGGAGATAGAGGAAGAAATGATGGACCTGGTGGAGCAAATCAAAGTGCACCAAGTACTTCATCTCAGGGGTTTGATTCTTCGGAGAGAGGAAAAGCATTACATGGCTAAAATTAACGTGTATGTACCTGAACCACCACAAGAATATAGTGTAGAAGGTTTCAGACAAATAAATCAAGGTCTTGCAACTATTGAAAATCAATTAAATACTTCATACCAACAAGACTTGAAAAACGAACAAGATTCGTTTAATTACTTTATGCAATGACAATAAGATATAAAAGCGAAACATTTGATTTAACAACTACTAACGTTACTCCAGTTTTAACGTGTCCAAGTGATGCAACTATTATTGTTAAAAGCATACAAGCTGTTCATGACACTGCTAGTAATGTAGATACTCATGCAATAGTGACTAAATCAGGGGGATCTGCTGTTAAAATTTCATATGAAGAATTAAATAAAGAAACTGTTAATATGGTTAAGAGTTCTTTAAATTTAGAGGCTAGTGATATTTTATCTATGCAAGCAGGGTCAGCTAATGAAGTCACTGGTATTATAAGTTATGCGCTTATAGATAGATCGCAAGAAAATGGCTAGAAAATTTAAAGATTTTGTTCAAAGAGATAAACCTAGGAAACGACCTAGAAAACACGTGAAGAGCCCAAACAAAAAAAAGAAGTTGCAACACAATAAAAAATACAATAGACAAGGACGTAGACAAAAATGAGTGATATAATTAAAATACCAGCTGAAGCTAAAGAAATTGTTAAACATAAAAGGACTGGTAAAATATATGCTAGTAAAGATGATTTTGATGCTGATGTTGCTGATCCCAATACTGATACTACTGTGGATGACTTTAGACAAGACCTTGAAATCAAAGTTACTAAAGTTACTATGGGTGCTGCCACAAAAAAATAATGCAACCTCGAGGAGCAACAGAAATCCAAATGGAGATGCTCCATAAGCATGTTTCTAAAGAACTACTAGATCAAGTACAAATTTGCACATCAATACCCGGTAAAGTTCC